TGTTAATCTTTAAACCGAGGTCATCAACAAGCATTGAGAGCAGGTAGGATGTACCTGAACCGACACACCCACAAATCAAAAAGTTCGCGAGCGTATACTCAAAAGTAAATAGTTCTGTCCATCGGTTAATCGCAAACAAAAACCAGCCAGCGTGAAAACCAAAGCAAAGAGTACAGTGGAAAAGTTTTCCAAATCCACCGAACCCATCTTTACTTGGCCTTATTCTGTCAAAAATGCTTGCGTATACAACTAAATATGTGAGGCCATAACAGGCCAGCATAAACCAAAGTAAGTTTACCATACTATTAGCAACCCTCTGGAACTAAGAAGTAGTAACCGTTCTTGGCGAAGTCGGCACGATCTCTAATCTCGATGTCTCCGTCTCCACCCTTTCCTGTTCCCATGAAGCCGGGGAACGCTGTTACCAACGAAAGAACTGGCTTTCCGCCTGCCTCTCCAATGGCTGGGGCGATTACTGAAAGGCGGTCGGTTACTTGACCGGGGTTCGCGCCTTCCTTCTTGATCTTGACGATAGTTCCATCTTTCATCTTGAAGTCTTCAAACTCAGCAATCTCTTCGGGGGTTGCCTTGATCAATCGCTCCATTCCAAGACCTTCGATGCCTGTAGGGAAGGCCATTGTCTTTCCGCCGGTTGCCGGCATGTCCTTAACAACATTTAGTACGGCCTGCTTGATTGCATCGTCGCCCTTGAGAAACAGTGAGCCGGGGAAGCACTTATCCTGATGTCTTTCAGCAATGTGTGAAACGCTGGACATTAGTAGAAACTTGTCTCCCAAGTCGTGAACTGTTTTCTCATCAGCGACTACCTTTCCCTTTAGGTACTGATTGCCGTCAATAATTGCCTGAATCTCCTCGAAAGGAACTTTGGCTTCGTTTAGGTATCTCTTCCAGTTTTCTAATAGCACCTTCATAATAATAACTCCTATTCGTATGTGAACGATTGATAGTAGAATGAGTTTCCGTAAGCATAAGGGTTAGGACTAAGTGAGCCCTTTCTTGCTGCTTGTGGAACTTCGCCCAACTCTGTAGAGTCTTTTTCATCTGGCTCTACAAGGCGGTCATTCTCCATCTCGTTATAATCTGCGATAAACTCAAAGTATGGTCGCTCTTCCTCAATAAACTTATCTATGTTGATAAGAAGTAGTGGAATAGTGTTGACCTTTGGGTCTTTGAAGTATCCGCCTTCCATACTGGCGTAAACAGAACCGGCCTGAATGGTAGCAGGGTCTACTAGGCCCTTGTCTACAAGAAACTTGAAAAGGCGGTTCTGTGTTCCGTAGCAGTAGTCGGAATCAATGTCTTTGGCGTATGCTGTAACTTTCTTGGCCTTAGGCTGTATTACTATCGTAACATCTTCGTGGTCAAAAATCATTACATCATCGTTTAGATTCTTGAGAACTTTTAGATCAATAATCTCTTTTGGAGTTACGACTTTCTTTTCTGGCTCGGAACCAATCTTAATCGTGATCGCCATTTTGGATCTCCTCAGCAAGAGTTTGAAGTTTTAGAACCTTTTCTAGCATTTCCTTATCAATAGGTCGGTTGCGGAATGTATTGATCATTTCTGTAACCTGTCCCATCTTACTCTTCGTTCCCTCGTCTCCGTCAAAGCCTTCAACAATGGCCTTGATGCGGTCCAACTCTTGGCCAACATAGGACACAAATCCGATGCCTTGGTCTTGGAAAGAGTGAACGAAGTGCTGAATAAGGTGCTTTTGGTTCTCGGTTAGGGCGTCATCATACTTCTCGTTGAAGTTCTTGATAACGGTCTTATAAACCAAGTTGTCCATTGGCTCCATCTTGGTCTCGGCAATAACCTGTGGCTTGCCTACCAACTGAACATAGACCCGCTTTTCCAATAGAACGCGCTCTTTGGGGCCGCTTGTGTCGCCAAAGAACTGCGAAATGGTTGCGAGTGACTTGTAGTTAGGAACAAACATTGAGAAGGCATCACGGCCAACATTCTTGTTGATCCAGTTGATAACCTTTGTCTGCTCGTTGAAAATAGTTCTGTGGTCCAACTTTTTATGGTCAGCCTGTGCTTCTTCAAGGAGACGCTTTGCTGTGTAGGAGTCAACACCATTGGTTTCTGCTAGGGTCTTGTAAAGTGATAGTTCACCGTATAGTGGGCGGCCCTTAGCAAAGAAGGCTACAATAGTGTTCTTTATCTCGCTCATCAACTCTTTGTTCTTGTTGATAGAAGCAATCGTGTATTGCTTTACAAGAACCTCGTAAAGAAAAGCGGTATTTCTTTTCTTATTGTGTCTTAGTTTCATTTATGGTCTCCATAGAAGTCTCTAGTGATTCTAATAGTTGTTCTATTTCTTTCTGAGCATTGAATACTTCGTGAGTATCCTTGTTATAACTAGTTCCTTTAATCTCGTAAACATTACCAGCGGCCAAACCTTCTAGTTCGCTGCGACCTGCCATAGAGCGTTTGGTTGTTTGCATGAACTGTTCTGGCCTAGTAACAGAGGCATAATTCTTCTTTCTTGCTACATCACCCTTCTTGCGCTTGGTTGGTTTATGGTAGTAAGTCTTTCCTGATGGTCCGCGACCACGAACCTCGACGCCGCGAGCAGTAACTCTTCTAACTTCGTCTTCCTCTTGAAGTGCGCCCTCTCCTTCACCGGGAGCAGCAAGAACAACATCCTCAGCGGGCTCTTCTGCTGGTGCCTCTGCTTCGCCGCCAAGATCAAGACCACCCTCATCACCACCGAGGTCAAGGTCTGCCCCAACATCTGGAGTCCCAAGATCAAGGTCTCCGCCTGTGTCTCCTCCAATACCGGCTGCTTGCTCTTGCATTTGTTCAGCAACCGCATTGAGTTGTGCATCATACTTACGGTCGTAGAAAATCTCTCGCTGGTTGCGAAGGAACTCTTGCTCTGACATGTTGAATAGGTGCTGAGCCATCCAGCGACGTGAGAAAAAGCCTTCAGTAGCGGAGGATGCCACGGAGAACTTCTTATCCCAGTGCTCTAGTTCCTGAAGTTCTGCGATCTTGGATGGATTGTTTAGGCCCAAGCTGAAAGAAGTTAGATCGTCACCACGGAAACCAAGTGTGTAAAGGTGAACGATACCGACCTTCTCCAACTCTGAAACAACTGCTCTCTGAAGACGCTGAATGGTTCTGGCAAATCTAATATCTTTTTGTGCAAGTGTTGTCTTATCTTCTGTCTGCCCCTCACCCTGCGTTAGGTAGGACGCGGGAATCTTAAGAGCGGAGAACAGCTTGTCGCGAAGATACTTAACATCTTCAATCGCTCCATTATATTGTCCACCGGGAAGAGTCTGAATCTCTGACTTGTTTTGCCCGCGAACAGGAATGTAATAATCTTCCTCTACTGAAAGTGGGTTGTAACGAAGGTCAACACGACCGGTCTTATCGTCCACAATAGAGTTACGCTTCATTTGAGTCATAACTTTCTGCATGTAATTCTCGACCTCGTTAGGAGGGATCTCGCCTACGTCAACATAGAAGATCCGGCGCTCTGGAGCACGGACGATACGGTAAGCCATCATGGCGTCCTCTAGAAGAGTCAACTGACGCCAAATGCGACGTGAGGCTTCTAGAACCGAGGTTCCGTAGGGAGCATACTTATCGTTTCCAAGAATACGGAAGTGGGCCATCTGCCAGTTCTCAAGAGTCATTCCTGCGGAGTTCCACTGGAACTGAACATAGTTTGGATTGGTTACGTCTTCACCTTCTAGTCTTTCAATCTCGTTACTAGGAAGGCCGATAACATTTGTAATACCCTTGTTGTCTTCGATGTCTAGGTATAGGAAGAAGTCGCCATACTTACACATTGTTCTGCTCCAACCAAAAAGGTTGAAGTTGATATTTAGAATATCGTGATAAAGAACATTTAGAACGCCCTTGATCTCATCGTTGGGGCATTTGACGTGGAGCATAGGCTGTAGCGCAGAGTGTGTAGTCATTTCGTCTGCGTAAATGTCGAGAGCCGAAGCAATCTCAGGAGTGTATTCCATTTGGTCAAAGTCCACATACCGCTCGGTGCGGTTGTGGTTGGTCATAATACTATTCTGTAGATTTGTAAAAGCGTAGTGACCTGAACGCTTGAACTGCTGACCAGAGGCAGACCGGAACTGGGTCGCGTACTTGTCTAATAGAGTTCTGCGAAGACGACGAGTTCCCTGATTTCTGTAGTTTACAATCGGACCAGAAAAAAGTCTTGTAAGTTGTCTGAACAACTGTGAACCACTGTTTCTGGGATTTCTTCGGTTGTCTGCCATTTATTTATCCTTTAAGTAACCAAACGAAATTATCGTATTGTGTTTTTCTGTCTATGGTTTCTTGTGAAAAACTCTGTATTTTATGTCCTTCCATACCCGCAATCGTTGTGCTGAACTTTCCTTGGGTGCTGAACATTGAGTTAACCATTGCCTTCTTATATTGTAACTCACGCTGGTTAATTGTCAAGGCAGTATCTTTAACCCAACACGCAATTGCCAAAGACATTACCAAGTCATCGTGATAAGAACGCATTGCTTGGGCTCTATTATTTTGCCACACAAAAGTTTTAAATTCGTTGATCACCCTCTGTGAATACAAAATAATTAGTTTATTTCGTATAAACTCTTCTAATTTCGCAATAATAAGAGGACGAGTCTTACTGGAAGTTGTAAAACCGGGAATAACATTGTCTCGGTATGCTTCGGTAGGGGAAGCATAATTGTGTGATCCCTTCTCGGAATAATAAAGATTTGGGTATTCCATTTCTTGAAGTTTCTCTAAAACAGAAATACCTAAACTGTTGTTCTCGACTACAAGCAGGCAGTTACCAAACTCTCGCCCTGTATTACTTAGTAGTAGGGCAAAGTCACTTAGCGAAGGCTTGCCTTGGTATTCTCCGACCACTTCCATAGTTTGCAGTTTAATAAGATGAAAAACAGAATAGTCAGAACCGTCACCACGGGCAACGTCGGCCACAAGAAGATAGTTACACTCAGGTTGGTATTGTTCCCAAAGCCAGAAACTGCGGTCAAAGCCAGTCTTATACTGCGGAGCCTGTATGCTATTGTTTAATCTTTCCATGTCTGTTGAGTGTATTACTGTCTCACCGGAAGAGTTGAAGTTACATTCCAACTCCTGTGCGATTTGACGCTTAGACATGTTTCTGGTTTCTTTGTTGAACCAAGCAGGATTTCTCTCAGGATGAACATCCCAAGGCAGCAGAACAGGGTGGAAATCGTTTGAGCCTTGTTCTGCTTCAATATAAGTTTTGTGGAACCAGTTACCAACACCATTTGGAGTTGAAAGAGCAATACAACTACCGCCTGTTGATAGGGTAGGGTACAAGCCAGTCCATAGCTCTTCAAGGCCATCGATGTGGGCGGCCTCGTCAATGACCAATAAAGAAAGGGCTTCTGAACGTCCAGCATCGCCGGAAGTTGAGGAAGCCTTTACTTCTGAACCGTTTGTAAGAACAAACGAAGTTCTGTTATCAATCTTGATGTCTG